AAGAGCGGCGAAACCTGGCAGCGATGAACTTGAAGATATTGAAAGATTCACAAACAAGGTGAGTGAGGCTATTCTTCCCACCAAAGAAAATGCAATTCTGCCCCAGCCTCCCGTAGTGGCAGCAACATCGGTTAACCCGCCTCTTCCGCCAGCCAAATCAGTCACACAACCTCTTCCCAAAGCCAAACCTGCTACAACGCAAGTATTAACCCCACGCGCCAACCCTACTACATCAAAATCAAATGTGTTTGATCGTTTATCTCAAACAGAAACCGTCGCATCATATATACGAGCAAACGAGGAACAGAAACAGCGGAAAAAGATTGAAGCGAAACATTTGGCGGATATAAATGCACGTCCTCACGGTGGAAAATCAACCAAAAAGAAATCACGGAAATCATCTCATAATAAACGTCATACAAAACGAGCAATGCCCAGAAAGCAACAAACCAAGACACGCAATAAGCGAACTAAACGCGGACGTAATCAAACGCACAAAAAATAAATCCAAGCGATGCCAGTTTGGCCCAGCGTAAACATTTAGAAACATAGGAGTTTGCATTATAGAATGCCGATATAGTCTACCAATTCAATTCATTCATAACAAATTAGTTTCGTTAAAGTAATTTGTTTACTTATGTTATATCCGTTACAATTATTATATTTAACAATGGCAAATCGAGATTCTAATATAAACCCGAATCCAAACCCATTGCCAGAAGCAAGTGGCAAATATTTCGCTGACATTAATGCCAAAATACGGAAGGCCGATAAAAATGCCCGTAAAGCAGCGGAGGTGAAGTTGGTTAATACAGATGACAAGAACAGTATCGATGCGTTGAGACAGCTTATTGATGCACATTTGATTCAAATTAATGTTGATAAGGAGAGGTTTGGTATAAATAGCATACCAGTCCAATCATATATGAAGCAGATCAACAAGGCTGAAATGGAAATTAACAAGTTATTAAAAAAAAATGATTTCGAAAACAAATACGTCGACTTTCGAAATAAAAAACGTATTGATCGACAAGCACAAGCAGCACAAGCAGCACAAGCAGCACGAGAAGCACAAGCAGCACAAGCAGCACAAGCAGCACGAGAAGCACAAGAACTGCAACTTGATATTGCAAATTCCGACGCAAACAGTGAACAATCTAGCTTAAACGTGCCATCGGCCGAAGAAACGGCCAAGGCCGCCGAAGAAGCTGCCGCAATACTAGCGGCTAGTGATAAGCTAATAGAAGAATTGGATGAGGAAGAAACTAGAACCGCTCAAGCCGCTGCACGAGCACAAAAAAATGCAATCGCTGATGCCAACAAACTTGCAAAAGTACTAGTAGACTCACTTATGTCCGCCGCGCAAATGCCAATCGCACCACCAACTCAAGCAGAAGAAGCCAAATCGGAGGTTGATGTGCCTGCACCATTTGCAGACGAACGGCAACCCGCACAACCAATGACAGTAGAAGCGGACGCGCAGGCGCCAGTTGCAGTTGCAGTTACAGCCAACCCGCAACTCGCACCTATTGTTGAACCTACCAATGAGACAGCTGATGCAATTGCCAATTCAATTGTAAACGCATTTACGGCAGTGAAATTCGCGCCTCAACCAGCATCGACAACAACGCTAGCGCCTCCACTAGATATGGAAGATAATAAATTGGCTCCATTTAAAGTTACATCAAACCCGCAACCGTCCGAACCGACGCCAGTTGCTGAAACTGCCAATAAAGCGGATGTGACAATTGCAGACACAATTGTAAATGCACTTTCCGCAGTAAAATCGGCGCCTCTTATAGCGCCTCCACTCAATGCAGAAGATAATAGTTTGGTGCCATTTAAAGTTATATCAAAACCGCAACCTGTGCCTGTTGATGACTCTCGTAACGCAGCTGAAATACCGCCTCGACAGGCGACCGCAATTCAAACGGAGACAACTGACGCACTCGCAAATGTCATTTTAAACGCTCTCAAAATTGCGCCCCAATCAACTGTGCCAATAATAGCACCAGTACAAGCACCATTACAGGCACAGGCACAAGCACAAGCACAAGCACAGGCACAATCACAGGCACAATCACAGGCACAAGCACCAATACAAGCACCAGTGCAAGCACCAATACAAGCGCCAGTGCAAGCGCCGACAATATTGCCGAATGCGCTCGCAAGCATAATTGTAAATGCCCTCAAACTAGCATCCCCTGAACCAGTAACTTCAACTGAACAAGTTCCTATAACCTCAACTGAACAAGTGCCTATAACCTCAACTGAACAAGTGCCCGTAACCTCAACTGAACCAGCGCTAGCAAGCAATGTCGACGTTCAATCTAGCGATTCCCCTGGATTTATTGCATTAATTCAGAAATATTTAGAGCCCATTATTGGACAGTTCAGCCCAACTGAAACTAAACCACAAAAAGTATTTGATATAGAACAATTGCCAAAAGATATGCAACGTATATTGGAGGATTCTAATATTAAATACATTGGACGATATAGAACAGACGCCAACCCAGGCAAAAATGAATTGTCAACCACTGCACAGCCACAAACCACATATTTGTTTTGGAATACCTCTACCCAAGATTATATATCGCACACAGTAGCGGATGTAAATGTAAAATCAGGACTTAAAGTAAAACCTGGGTTTAAAGTTAATGTAGTTTCAAAACCAAGTTTAAACGTAAAAGCAGAAAAAACAAAACAATACAAACGCACACAAATGCCCCCGGCGCCCCCTTTTAAGAAAATATCAAAACGGGCAGTAACGCCGAATGCATTGCCCCAACCTCCGGTCATCCAGACGCAAGAAGAAGAAGAAGAAGAAGCAGAAAATCTGGCAAATAACCTACCCCAACAACCAACGTACACGCCAGTCATCAATACACAAGGTAACCGTAACCGCATCATACCGTTGGGGGGTATGATTTAAACAATTGAATAATTAAAATGTCCCATATTAAATCTGCGCTCGCCGATTGACATCGCAAATTCAATATAATACGCCCAAAAAATAGTTAAATACAACAATTCGTTATATTTAACAATCAAAATGACAGACCGATATGTGATAGCAAACGTCAGTTTGCCATTGCGCATTCACCCAGATGGCTCAATTAGCCATTTAACCGAATATATGTCAGTTACATTAGAGACGCGTGATAAATTACCCGACGATCTCCCTCCAAGTAACGCCAGTGCCGAATTTGCAAAACTAATGCAACAAATATTCGCTGCCGATAAACCAAATGACCCACCTCAAACGCCCACACCCGACCGACCCACACATACCCTCAATGTCACTCCACTAGAACTAAATGCCCGCTCGGCCAAGCCGCCCGTCCACAATACGTCGTTTAAGGCAAAACGCCATGCATATAATCGTCATACCGTAAAGAACTATCCTAGTTCATAAAATACGGACGCTGGTTCTTTTCGACCACCAATGGCTCGGGAATAAAAACGGGCAATTTATCTATCACATTCAACGATTGAATCGGCTTTAAATCGGGATTCACTGCGCTTTTCGGATTAACCAAATTGGTGGATCCAATGCCAAATAGCTGTGACTCAATGTCGCACGCATTGAATGCAAGATTCATAGGAGCAATTCTACCAGGAAGTAATCCATCCCCCGCATAATGCGTTTCTACTGGTTTTCCGAAATTATCATATGTAGAATATTTACATCCAACCTTGTTGGAATGTTGTTCTAGGGTATAATCGCCAGGCATATTTTTATTGCGAGTTGACGACATGTTGTATACAGGATATACATTCTGTATACAAAAAAATTCTTTATCTTTTCTTAAAAAGATGAATATGAAGCAATTTATAATTTTCATTTTCTATCGTAAATGGTCCTTCATTTCGCGCCAACATTGTAAAAAAATCTCGCAGACAATTGTGAAAGAGCAAAAGATAATCATAACTAAATAACACCGCCATCCCAATATTTATGTCAGTTGAAAACATAAATGACGCGGCTTGTTCGTATATTGCAATGAATGGCGGGACACGTCTCGTCTTATTAAATACATACTCCATCGCTGCGCTTGCTGCTATGTCGTCATATTCTAGTTCATCACGACTAACTTCATCAATGTCGGAATGAACAATATCGGGGTAACTATCTGATTTCATTTGAAATACTTGCCTGATAATTTTCCGATATTCAATGTCATTGGTATATGAAATAGTTAAATCAGTTGGGTAGGAGTATGTCGGGCTGCTCATCTATATGCACTTATACTACTAAATATCGCGTAACGTTTATATAGATTTTGGTGGAGATAATCAAAATCTATACAGATGGGAAAAACTCCCAGTCCAAGTCTTGGCAGACCTTTTTCCAAATCATATCTTGTTCCAGTTGTTTCTCGCGGTCTTTCATCATTGGTATATATGGCAAATACTGCGTCTGGTCAAGCAACACACATAGTTGATGCAAGGTATACGTGTAATTGAAGAAATTGGTTCTGTTGGCGGGGCAGTGAACCGCCCAAGGCTTTTGTATTTCTATGAAGAGAACACACAAGGTTTCGTGCAATTCCTCATTCATAACGGGCGGTTTAATTCCAAACAGAGAATTTATATACTGAATATGCTCAAAGTATTTATTTAACCCCAGCTTTCGTAAAATATCGCGCATCTTGTCGTAGTTAATCAACGACATATCCGTAATACGCTCTTTCGTTATGCGTGCCCTGATTGCGTCTAATACTTCCTCTGGGATTTGCGTAGTTTCTTTTGCCTGAAACTGTGAGAGGATTTCTTTGAAATGGTTTAGTCTTATATATGCAGTATAAGATACCTCATTGGGTGGCTCTTTGTTGTTTGGCTTTGAACTATCTACGATATAGGTAACGAATCGTCCGCAATTCCGATTGTTGCAAATAAGAATGCCCTCTTCGTCTTGCGGGATGAGTTCGCCGACATTGCACACGTCACATACGTCTGTTTTAATGTTATAGTCTTGTATATTCGTAAGGTCATTGGTAACATTTCGCCAATACTTTTGGCAGTTTCTCTTTAATTTGGCGTATTTATTGCTGGCTTCATTGTCTGATGTAGGATTCGTGGATTTAATTTTAAAAAAGGTATTTACGGAACTCATGTTCTGGGACTTTTCCATTTTGTTTGATATCTGTTGCTTTTGTTCAAAATAGTCAAATATATATTTGGCGTTGTTTAACATATAATCTTTGCTCTCTTTCTTATGGTTACGGATTTCGTTGCGGATTTCATTTATTCTGTCTCGGGCGTCCAAGTATTCCGAGATTTGGTTTGTATGTAATGTGCGAATGTAGCTCTTTAATTTGTCCTTTTCGGCATTTAACTTGGGAATGATGTCGGAATCAACTGTACTAATCTGCTTTAACATATCAGTATGCTTTTCGTCAATAGTATTCAGCGACGGTTTATGTCCATTTTGTTTTACATTATGAGAACTGGACATTCAATATATTGTATGATAATAGAATATTTATTCTAGTGCTTTTATGTTGATTTTAGGACAAATCAAGTATTTTAGTTGAAACTCGTATTTGTATGCGATTTGTTGTATGTGCAATTCTATATCTATATGAATAAACAGAACCATTTGGTCACAGACACACCCAATAACATAAAGGTGGAGAAGTCGGTTTTTCAGAAATTAATCTTTTTAGCAAATGCGCTGGAACAAGGTTGGACAGTTAAAAAATCAAATGATACCTATATCTTTACAAAGAAACACGAGAACCGACAAGAAGTGTTTCAAGAGAATTATTTAGAAACTTTCTTGTTGTCCAACTACAATGCCGACAATTTTGTATTATAACTGCAATGCATTGCTTACTGCGTTATGCATTGATTTATGTAGCGTAATTCAACCAGTCGATAACCTATATTACTTGACCTAATGCTTCACGTAATATATTTGTAGCCTTCTTTATTTAGGAATAGTTCACCAAATTACAATTATTACTTACAATGTGATAATTGTAAAACAATTTAGTAGGGTTGGTTGCAATGCCTATATACGAATCAAAAATTATGTAAAACAGTTTAGCCGAATTAATTAATTGTGCTATTTATGTTAATTCTCCAAATTTTTTTCTTTACACAGTATATAATTCCATACAATGGCTGGTGGTTTGATGCAATTAGTCGCCTACGGCGCACAAGACGTGTTCCTTACCGGAACCCCCGAGATTACTTTCTGGAAGGTGTCGTACAGACGCCATACCAACTTCGCTATGGAGTCCATTGAGCAGACCTTCTCTGGTCAGGCTGATTTCGGACGCCGTGTGACCTGCACGATCAGCCGCAATGGTGATCTTGCCTACCGCACCTACCTCCAGGTGACCCTCCCCGAGATCAACCAGTCTATGGGTGGCAGTGTAAATGGCCCTGTCTATGCCCGTTGGTTAGATTTCATTGGTGAGCAGTTGATTGCCCAGGTTGAGGTCGAGATTGGTGGTCAGCGCATTGACCGTCAGTATGGTGACTGGATGCACATCTGGAACCAGCTGACCCTCTCCAAGGAGCAGCAGTCTGGCTACTTCAAGATGATTGGTAACACCACCCAGCTTACCTACATCACTGACCCCGCCTTCGCTGAAGTGTCTGGTCCTTGCGCTTCCACTGGTGCCCCCAACCAGGTGTGCGCTCCCCGCAGAGCCCTGCCGGAGACCACTCTTTACGTGCCTCTGCAGTTCTGGTTTTGCCGCAACCCCGGACTTGCCCTCCCCTTGATTGCCCTTCAGTACCACGAGGTGAAGATCAACATTGATTTCCGCCCCATTGGTGAGTGCTTGTGGGCCGTGTCCACCTTGTCCACTGGTGTTGCCACCGTGCAGGTGTCCCAGGCCTACCAGCAGTCC